TGTCGCATCTAGGGAGCTTGGATTGTTTCCCGGGATATGGCAGAGAAATGGAAAAAGCGACATAAAGCCGGTATTGATGTTCGTCTCTCAGCCTCAATACAGGGCCATTTATAACTTTTATGGGGATAACGCGCGGCGGGCGCAGAAGATTTTCGATCAGGAATTCAAGTTCGCCCTGGCCAACGCACTGGCAACCGCCAGATGACAAAGGCTGGGGCCTATCTTTTCACACTTGTATGACGAAAAAACAACGACGATAAATACCACCGATCCAGCCACGATGAAGAAAGGCGAGTTTGCCCGCTTGCTCGGCCTCGCCCCGTCCTACATAACCGCGCTGAGCAAGGCTGGGCGCATCGTGCTTGATGGAGAGGGCCGGGGCGCGTTGGTAAAGGTCAAAGAATCCATCGCCCTCATGAATGAAACCGAAGGAGGACGGCCCGATGTTGCAATGCGTAACGCTGTTGAGCGAAATGAAAAGAAATCATCTGCTTCGACAGACGGAGAATTCAAAAGCGTCGGCGCCAGCTATCAGACGGCCCGTGCCGTCCGGGAAAAGTACGCAGCGCTCACCGCGAAGGCCCAATACGAAACGATGATCGGAAATTTAATCGAGCGCGAGGACGTCGACGCCTGCCTGCGATTCATCGGCGCGACGGTTCGCTCCCTTATGGACTCTTTTCCCGATCAAAACGCTCCCGTACTGTGTGCCGAGACGGACATCCATGAGATTCATGCCATGCTTACAGACGCCTGCCGCGCTGTACTGGAAGATATCGGGCTGGCAATTGAGCGGCAGAAGAAAACGATTACCAGAGGATAGCCATGAACATTGAAACGATTGCCGTTGACCTGCTGATCCCATACGCCAGAAACAGCCGGACGCACTCTGATGAGCAAATAGCGCAGATCGCGGCGTCAATCCGTGAATTCGGCTTTACCAACCCGGTCCTGATCGACAACCAAGACGGGATCATCGCCGGGCATGGCCGGGTACTTGGGGCGCGGAAGCTCGGCATGAAGTTAGTGCCGTGCATTCGGCTGGATCACCTGACGGAAAACCAGAAGCGGGCTTACATCATCGCGGATAACAAGCTGGCGCTGAATGCGGGGTGGGATGAGGAAATGCTGGCGCTGGAGATTGAGGAGTTGCGCGGCGAGGATTTTGATTTATCGCTGATTGGGTTCGCAGAAGAGGACTTATCGAGATTGATCAATGGCGTTAATTTCGAGCCGGGAACGGAAGCGGAACAAGGAAAACTCGACGAACTTGCACCGCAGATTGTTGAATGTCCGCACTGCGGTGAATCATTTAACGCAAGAGATCAGCAGTGAACAAGCCAGTTCTAAAGGTTGATTGGGCAACGCACGAAGCAGCTAAATATGCTTGTGTCAACTGGCACTACAGTAACAGTGTTCCGGTTCCGCCTTTGGTGAAAATTGGGGTGTGGGAACATGGAAAATATATTGGGGTGGTTTTGTTTTCTCGCGGCGCAAACAATAATTTATTAAAGCCGTTTGGACTGTTGCAGACTGAAGGATGTGAATTAACACGCATTGCGTTAACTAGTCATTTGTCTGCTGTTTCCAGAGTTGTTAAAATTGCCATAGCGTTTCTAAAACAAAACTCTCCGTTTCTGCGTTTAATTGTTTCCTTTGCTGACCCATCGCACGGACATCACGGCGGAATTTATCAGGCAGGGAATTGGATTTATACGGGCAAACAACCGCCAACAGTCGAATATCTAGCGCCAGACGGAAAACAGTGGCATGGCCGAATGGTTAGCAAAGACGGAAAAATAAAGGTTCAAGGTGTTTATAGAAAATGTTGGCGTTATGATCAGTGCACTGCGGTTAATAGGCAAGGAAAACACCGCTATCTAATGCCACTGGATGATGAAATGCGAAAGCGCATTGCTCCATTGGCTCAACCTTACCCAAAGCGTGTCAAAAAGCAGGATTCAGAGTGCCCCTCTGAACTGGGCGGGGCAGTACCGACCGACACGCTCCAGAATGCTGCGGTCAACCCCGACGAATGACCGCAAAACTAGCCCACTGCCTAGACACCTTCTGGAGCGCTGCCCGCCCTCGCCGCGCCCTGACTGTTAGCCAGTGGGCCGATGATCACCGTGTCTTGTCAGGAAAGCAGGCTGGAGAACGTGGCCGCTGGCGCACTTCCCGCAACCCGATTCTGCGCGAAATCATGGATTGCCTGTCGGCTTCCAGCCGCGTAACCGATATCTGGGTGATGAAGTCCTCGCAGGTCGGCGTCACCGAGGCCACCGTCAATTTCCTCGGCTACACCTTCGATCACGCCCCTGCGCCGGTCATGGTGCTGATGCCAACCCTTGACGCCCGCGACGCCTGGAAGGCGCAGAAGCTGAACCCGCTGCTGCTCGAGACCCCGGTTATCCGCGACCTGCTCGGCGGCCAGCGTTCGCGTGATTCTGCTAACTCCAAAGACATGATCGACTTCCCCGGCGGCGTCCTGTTTTTGTCCGGAGGCAACTCTCCGAACAGTTATGCTCAGCGCTCGGTGCGTTACCTGATCATGGATGACCTGGACCGCTTCCCCGGAGAGGTTGGCGAGGAAGGCGACCCGGTATCCCTTGCGAAAGGACGCACCAAGTCATTTGCCCGCCCGAAGCGGCTCTATATAAGCACTCCGACCGTGAAAGACGAAAGCCTGATCGAGCGCGGCTATCTGGAGTCAGACCAGCGTCGCTATTTCGTTCCATGCCCGCGATGCGGAGAAACACAGGCGCTCGAATGGGGCGGCAGCGACGCGGCGCACGGCATCAAATGGCGAGGCGAAGGCGAAAACCTCGAAGCCTATTATGTGTGCATCGCCTGTAATGGCGAGATTTACGAACACAACAAGCCGGCGATGCTTTCAGCGGGCCGCTGGATATCCGGAAACCCGGAGCGCAGCGCCCGCGGCTACCATATCAGCGCCCTCTATGCCCCTATCGGCCTGGGTCCGTCATGGTCCGATCTCGTCAAGGAGTGGCTGACCGCAGTCAAATCAACATCAACGTTGCGCACGTTCGTGAATACCCACCTCGGTGAAGTCTGGGAAGAGCGCGGCGACCAGATAGACGCTACCGGCCTGATAACCAGGCTCGAAGAATACGACGAAAAGCCAAAAGCGCTTGCCCGCACCGCAGGCGTCGACGTACAGAAGGACCGGATTGAGGTCACCGTGGTCGATTGGGGAGACGGCGAAGAGGCGTGGACCATGGATCACATCATCATTCCCGGCGACACGGCACAGCCTGACGTGTGGATGCAACTCGACGGAGAATTGCGGTTCTGGGCGCCGGAAGTTGTCGCAATAGACAGCGGCTACAACACCAGCATGGTTTACGCCTTCTGCGAGCCGCGCCGATGGGCCGTAGCAGTCAAGGGTCGGGCCGGGCCGAACGTGCCGATTGTTGAAAATGAGAAAGCCCGTCGCCAGCGCCTGCGCGGACAGATCAAGCGGGGATTGACGGTGCATCTAATCGGCGACGATCAGGCAAAGGCGCTGATCTACAGCCGCCTGAAGATCATCACGCCCGGACCGGCGTATATACACTTCCCGAGCGATGCCAGCTTTGATGACGAATACTTCGCACAGCTCACCGCAGAAAAGCTGGTGACGAAGATGCGTGGCACCCGCCCCTACGCAGAGTGGGTGCAGACGCGCCCACGCAACGAAGCCTTGGACTGCTGGAAGTACGCACTGGCAGCCCTACGCCTGTCAGGAATCAACCTCGAATTGCGGGCTGCCGCAACTGTTTCAGAATCCGCGAGCGGCAAGAATTCGCCATCCGTACCGACAAACCTGCTCGCGTCCCGTGCGGCAGAACTCAATGAAAGGATTCGCGCCCGTGCAAGAAGATGACTTTATCGTGTCCGTTATCGACACTGTTTCGGAACACGTGACAATCCCCAAGCCCAAGCGCGCCGATATCGACAGATCACTGCGCCTGAATTGGGGTGGCATGCCAGTGTACATTGCCGTGCGCTCGCCGATGTTGCGAAAAGAAATCCGGGAGGCCGTTGGAACATACGAGGAAATCGCCAAGCGTTTCAGCGTCAACAAAACGACTGTCTGGCGAATCCGTAAAGGTCGATAGTTGCAATTCTTCGTGTATTTGCAATCGCCACATTGGCCACAATCACGACGGGCAGTACCTGGCGCATCGGAATAACGGGAAACAATGGCATATACCACGACACAGCTCGCGGCGATTGAGGCTGCAATCGCGACGGGTGAATTAACCGTCGAAATAGATAACCGGCGCGTCACCTATCGCTC